AAAAGCAGACGGCGCAGACTACGCGCCTATATGGAGATAATTTAGATGGTACCAAAACTAACCAACATAGATGCTGCACAGCTTTCCCTGATTCCTACTGTTTCGTTGCAGTCTCTGATTAATTCTGCAGGACAACAGAAAGCTTCCCTCAATACTAAAATAGCGTATAAAACTAGACGCAAAGATCGCTTAGCCGGTATAGTATCTGTGTATTCTCCAGATCAAGGGAGAACTTCTGTAAAGAGTTTCAATTCCGTTGGGGATGAAATAATGGCTGCTTCTAAGCTCGCTCTCCCGGTAGCGTCACTTTCCCAGACATTAGGGGCATTGGCTGATGATACTAAAGATGTTTTAACGAATGACCCTCTCGGTCTAGGGGCTCCGGTAAATAATGCTAATGCGAAAGTTCTACGAGACAACTTATCCGCGTTCAATAAGGAAATTGGAGATCTTGATGGTAATGCGACCGCAAAGAATTCCGACAAGGTCATTCTTCTTGATGCTGAGATAGGAGGTCTCAGATCTGAACTAGCAGAAGTGAACGCTCTTATGACACGATGTAATGATGTTATAACGAGGAGAGCTAAGGGAGAAGAGGAAGAGCCCCTAGTGAATGTGGGGGAGCTCTCAAATACCTATAAAAATGTTGCCGATTCATTTAAGACATATGTTTCTGAGAACATTGTTCTTCCTATGAAAGCAAACTTTGAAACTTTCAACTCTTTTTCCTTGAGTTTGCAAGGGATGGACACTTCGGCTCCCCCTCCGATATTTGATCTAACATATGGTCCTCCAGTTTCTGTCAAAGGGCAATTTGTGCTGTCTCAAGATGGACTTTACTACGATTCCAGAGGAGGGGGTCTTCCTGTCGTAGAGGGTACCACGTTGGATGCGTCAGCTTGGGAGTTGGAGTACGCTCCTAATCTAGGAGGTAAGGGTGTATTCTATGGAGATGAAAGGTTGGGGGATCTCAAGAATACTGTTTTCAGTCAAGATTATATTTCTAATTCTGAGGAAGTGGCTAAGTATTACGATTCCGACGACATCCTAGAAAACCTCGAGAGAAACAAGGCTAGGCAGATTTCTATAGTATCAGGTCAGATAAGTGATTTATTGGCTTCAGGATTGGCTACTCATTCGGCTATGGTTACGAATTACTATAGTAATATTGGTGCTGTTGCAGCCGCTTACGATTCTAAAATTAAAAAAAGAAGAAAGCAAGTTCAGCTGATTGCTCTTTTTGCTTCAGACATCTATAGTTTTACCGATGCCTCGCTTGGCAGTCCAAAGAATCTCGGTATAGGAGATGGAATTCTTATTGAGTACAAGACTACCTCTATGGAATCCGAAGGTTTTTGGACCCCAATAGAAAGGGTTCCTGTTAATGATTTTACTTTCTTAAAAGGAAAGCCAGTCCGTCTCACCCTAGAAGATCAGAGGGATATAACACTATTTTCTGAGGATTTGGACGATTCTATTTTGCCGATAGTTCCTAAATTTCTAGTCTCAGAACCTCAACCTTTTTCTGTTTTAGACAAATTTTCTATATCTCCGACACCTATAGGAGAATTTCCTATAGTAGACGGTTCTCCTGATGTCAGTGGGTCAGGGCCTTTTGTGCTATCTCTTGAGGACCGGATTGTAACTGATAGCTTGGTTTGTGCGTATAATTTCCTCAAGCCTGATGTTGTGACGCCCTCCTCGTTAGAATTTAATCTTGATAATAAGGTTCCAGATTCTAGTGGGTTTTTGGATGCTCAATTAGTAGGTTCCGGCGTAGATTGGGTTTTCCCGTCAGGACTAGGGATTCCATATTTTAGAGGTACATTCTATAACTCTAATGAAAATGGCGCTCAAGTAGACGAATCAGCCCAGGGTGGTTGTTATGCAGTTCTCCCAACAAATAAAGATTGGGCTGGCACGGAAAACATCTTTGCTTTGGCATCATTAAATGATGTTGGATATGACACAATTTATGACGCAAATGATGTCCCTAAGGGAGGTGGCTTTTCTTTTGATTTCTGGGTTCATGTACCAACTCTGAATCAACCATCTATGAAGGACTATCACAGGTATCGTCTTCTTGTGGCAAATGAAAACAGTGGTGGTAAGTTACGAACATATTTTATACTTCCAGATAAAATTGAGTGGTATACAGACCCCCTCGGTCAGACTGTTAAAAAGAACCGCACAGACAGGGTTCATGGGCTGATAATGGGGTTTAGAGAAGCCAGAGATTTTAGAGAGGATACGGATCTGACTGCTAGTGGAATTGAATTTATTATTCAACCAACTGTATCTCAGAACCAGAAGGAGGGCAACGCAGCGAAGGCATGGGGTCATAGCGTTTGTCTTGTGGAGGATTTTGGGGAGACAGGCCCCGAAGCAGGGACTAATGTCGTTCAAACGGCNNNTTCACTAACAGAGTTAGGGGTAGNGGCACAAGTTTCCAGTACTGTAAANGGGGTGACATTAAGTGATGTTAGTTCTACTTTCATGCACATGTGCGTTAGCTTTGATTACCAGGCTAGTAAATTAAGAACTATGGTTGATGGCGAGGTGTGGAATGAAGTTAACATGGCTAGTTCCCTTATGATAGGGTATGCTGAATCTTTACTCGTTCCCTCTTTCGCCAACGCTGAAGGCTCAAATCCAGCATATTTCGAGGAAAGTTGGACAACACCTTTGCTTAATGGATTTCCTTATAACGGCCCATCTGTAAATTTAGATGGTACGACTTTTACTCCTTGGATCATCGGAGGGGGTTTTACGGACGGGATACCCTCCAGGGGGGGTATAAGTAATGAACCAGACTATATCGGATTTTTAGGATATAATACAAACGATATTTATTACGGCGACTCCCAATACGGTAACACAGGCTCCTGGGAAAAATCACAACATGGTAGGACTTTGAATCCTGTTACTAGTACTAGGTGGCAAAGTGGGCTTAATGGATATATGGGAAGTTTCAAGGTGTACGGAAAAGCCCTAACTAGTACTGAGGCCAAGCAAAATTTTGACGCTCAAAAAGGATTCTTCAAAAATATTGTAACATGATATCAACACCACAGAGAATTGATTTTTTAACGACTTCTAAGTTTACACCTATTCTTGGAGTAGGATTTCCTGTAGTGTCCGGGACCGGAGGTTATTTTACTGCTACACAGGGAATGACTTCTATTTCCGCCAGCCTCAAACAACTTATTCTCACCAACAAGGGGGAAAGGGTTATGATGCCAAATTTTGGGACTAGTATTCGTTCGTCCGTTTTTTCTCAGATGGATGAAACTAGGAGAAGAGAGCTAAAAGAAGAAATCCAATCTGCCGTTGCTACTTATGAACCTCGAGCAATACTGAGAAATTTGGATGTCTCTTTTGGGGACACACAACACCAATTGACAGTATCTATTTCTTTCTCCACGGCAGAGGACATGTCAACGACACAAATAGTGGAGATTAAATTATAATGGCACAAAACGACAGTATTTATGGAACTAGTGCATTTGACGGAACCGTTAAATCTGATTTCCTTGCCTTGGGGATAGTACCTGAGAACTTACGCTCAGAGTTTATTGATTACTCAACTGCTGATTTTTCGGAGTTTAAGACGTCACTTTTAAATTATTTAAAAGCGGTCTACCCTCTTGATTATACTAATTTTGTAGAATCAGACCTTGGAATTATGCTAGTAGAGTTGTTCTCTTATCTGGCTAGTGTTATATCTCTTAAGTCTGATCTGCTCGCAAATGAGCTCTACTTACCGACTGTACAGACTGTTGGCAATTTGTCCAAGCTATTAAACTTGATTGGCATTTCTATGAAAGGGCCTATTGCGAGTAAAGCTACTGTCAAAGCAACTCTAAGCCCTCCTGATAGTGTGGCGACCGGACAAACCATAACAATCCCCCTCGCTAGTAGGTCGTTTTCTGTTCCTAATAGTAAAGATGGAGGTGCTCTGTTTTTTACTCTCTATGAGGTTAATACCTCCACTGGGGAAATTGACTTAGATAATCCAGATATTGTTTTGGAATTTGCTGATTCTGNGGTAGGAGGGACTGAGTTTGCTAATCTTGTTTTGTTGGAGGGAGAGCTTCGCACTGACACCGGAACGTTTTCCGATTTGAACACTATTAAATCTTTCTCTATTACAAACCCCTCCATAGTAGAGAAGAGTATTACAGTTTCTGCTAACACTGGCAATACTTACAAGGAAGTTGACAACTTATTTCTAGCAGAGGATGGAGAGGATAAAGTATTTCAGAAAATCTACAATGATGACTATTCGTGCACGGTTATTTTTGGTGACAACACGCGAGGCAAGTCTCCAGCAGGTGGGGTGAACTATAGAGCTTTCTACAGGATTGGAGGGGGTTCTAGAGGTAATGTCCCAGCAGGTACTATAAATTTGAATGTGGCAGCTACTCATTCTACTAAAGGCTCTGTAACTATTAACATTCAAAATTCTACTTTCGCTGCTGGAGGAGCAAATGCCGAAACCGTTGAACATGCCAAGAGATGGGCTCCTTACTTTTTCAAGACTCAATATAGAGCTGTCACTGGAGAAGATTACACAGCATATGCTAATCAGTTCGTAAGTACTGTAGGACAAACGGCAAAAGCTCAAGCTGTTTTGAGGAGATCTGGCGCTGGCGCTAACATGATTGACATTTATGTTATTTCGAAAGCGACNGACTTGCAGGTTCAAAGAGCGACTCTCCCCTTTAAAAGGGAGTTATTAGCCTACCTTAACAAGTATAAGATGATTACAGACGAAGTGACCATTGTGGATGGGCTTGTTAGAACTGTGGACCTGGTCCTAACTATTTTTGCTGATAAAGAGTTTCAAAACTTTGAAGAAAGTATTAAAAGATCTGCGGCAGATAAAGTTATAAATTTCTTCAGTGTAGATAACAGATCTTTCGGAGAAAGAGTAAAATTGTCTGATTTGCAGAGAGAGATTTTCTCGGTTCAAGAGATTAGATTTTCTAACATAGATAATTTTACAGAAGATATTAAATTGGACTTTAATGAAATAGTGCAATTAAACAATGTCGAGATAAACATCGAGTACGTGTAACATGGTTCGAAGGGCAGGCTTAGGATCACTCGGGAAGAGCAAAAATTACTATCAGTATAATTATATTGATGTAGTGCAGAAGCTCGTACCTTCAGTATACCAGGACACCGACGCATCCATTTTCGGACAGGAAGAGGATATCCTATATTCTGTTTTGGGGAAAGTAATACTTGCTGCGAAGGATGCNTTAACTCTTATCCCTCTTAGCGCCACTGCTCCAGCTTATACTCTGAGTGGTATTCAACAGCAGTTTATCCCTAGAAACAATATGACCGATATTGAGCCTTATTTATTTGAGAATAAAATTCTTAAGGCTTTTGGAANGAGATTATCTGATTTTAAAAGTATAACTGATTGGTCGAATTATGTTTCTGGGACACTACTTCCAAGTATTAAACTTAATTATCCGTCTGCGTCCTTTGTGTCTGGAGTTAAGGCTAACATTAATGCGGCGGTTAGCAGTGCAGGTGCAGCTCATCAATATTTGATTGATAACTTATCTTGGGTGTATCTCCTCAATTTTGAAGGTCCGGATCAGTCCACTTTGAGTGGTTTTGACCCTTCCACTATTTCAAAAGATCTTTTAGTTAGTTCTACGTTCTTAGGTAAAAGTATTCAAGAGGTTGATGGTGTCAAAGGGTTATTCGAGTATATCTGGAGAAATAAAGAGGTACAAANTGCATCTGGGATGAGGTACATTCCTCCCNTTTTTAATCAAACGAGTTCTACTGTGTCAGCAAATATCTACGCGTCAGGCACACAACTTTTAGATGGGTTGAAAACCCTTATAGGAGTATGGTATAATCCAAACGATGANGCCTCCACGGAGCTACAAACACAATTAGAATTGTTGACATCCTTGGGGACTTACGACTCTAAAAAAATAACTGCGGGACCTTTTCAACGATTTTTAAAGGCTCTTAGTTTTGCAGTTTATGATGTTAATTCCCTTGTAGATGATATAGGTACATTGTTAGATGTGGATAGGTGTGATAAGAGATTTCTCAATTACTTGGGATCTCTTATAGGATGGAAAGTGCTTACCGGGGACATCGATAGATGGAGAGGTCAACTCAGGCAGGCGGTCTATCTTTATAAGGCAAAAGGAACTCGTAAAGCCTTAGAGACTGCTGTATCTTTAATGTTTCCAGAAGCAGGTTTCAATGCTGCTGATGCAACCGAAGAAACGTGGGAATCTTACAT